GGAGTATCTCGGACAGATGTGTATCATCATGTGCCCACCTATGATTGAAGTTTTTCAGGAGATGTATGCTGAATCTGTGAAGACCTCTAAGGGTAAACAAGTTCTCATCATGTTTCAAAAGTTGTTGAAAGAGGTTCCTAATTGGTCGAATGCGATGTCGAAGCGTCACGCCGATAATATCACGGACAGGTGTTCTTGGTTTGGTGACCTTTTAGCGGCTGTATTTGTTGCCTGTACAAAGATTCTCTCTGCGGTTCGCCTCAAGGCTGACAACAAGAAGATTTCCCTGAAGCTTCCTACCGAGGAAGTATTTATTCAAACGTGTTACAATAATGCCGCCCGGGACTTGTACAAAGATCCTTATATTTTTCACGAAGAACAGAGTGAATACGCTCGTGATGAGAATCTCACGATGCGTTTTTCCCTCACCATCGAAAATACCGTAAAAGAATTGATCCCTGTTCAACAAATCCTCCAAACGTATATGTCCCAAGAGACAAGGGATATTTCTCTGGATGGAGAAGTCGAAGACACCACCGACCCAGACGTTCTTGACGAACATATGGATGAAACCCTGGGTGAACCCGAACCCGAACCTGAGCCTATGATGGAACCAGAACCCCTAGATGAAATGAATGGTATGGGCGACCCCCAACCCACCGGGCTTGAAAATGAGTTCAAAACTGTACATGGTGTGCACGCACCTGAACCAGTCTCAGAACCAATCGCAGCACCACCACCCCCTCCCTCCCCATACCCCCAGGAACAATCTACAGACGATGACGTATTATTTGGTGATGCACCAGACCATCGTACAAAAAATCCCCGGTATAATTAAATGGAACTCTCCGATCATTTGCGCGACCCAGTGAGTGCCGCCCTAATTGCAGCGGGAATAACTGCTGCTTATATTCACCTCAAAGCTTATTTGAATAATGAAGGTAAATTAGAACTCAATAAATATACCAAACCCGCTGTCCTCAACGCAATACTGGTATTTTTTATTATATCAGGTGGTTTAGCTCAGAAGGAAGCTATCTCTAGTGAACCTTTCTAAACTTAAAGATTAACCAATAGTATAAGAATATGGCGTCCGTCTCTGCGTTTAACGATATGATGAGTCAATTTCTTGTGGAATTGCACAAGACTTTTCCAGATGAAAAAGGCATTAAGAAAATGCTCACCTCCTTCGACATGTTGAAGTCCACCAATCCCCGTCTCGTCGTAAACGGTTTTATGGATGGTGTCACCCCTTACGCGGGAAAAATTTCTGCTAAGGATGAGTCCTTTTTACTCGAAGAGGTTGAGAACATAGAGTTTCTCAGGGAACTTGATATTAAGAAGTATTGGGGTAACATGTCCGCAAATACAAAGGCTGCTACCTGGCAGTATCTCCAAACACTGTACATGCTCGGTACGACTATCACTTCCCTCCCAGATGACACTCTTTCGCAAATTGAAAAAATCGCAAAGGGTGTCGCAAATCAAATGCAGGATGGAGACGGTGAAATCGACCAAGACGCTCTCATGAAAATGATGGGTAGTATGATTGGTGGTCTTCCCAAAAAATAAACCTAACATATACTAAATGAAGACCTGGTTCGACGATCCTCAGCAGCTCGTGAGGGCTGACCAGGTTAATCAATTCTGGCCAACAAATGAACAAACTCCAGAAGACCGGGTTAATGCCGCTTCCCGATTCATAATTTATGTATGCACCATACTATATCTCATTCGCCGTGACCCCAGGGTCTTTGTTTTGGGTGCGACTGTCATCGCTGTTATTTACGTTCTTTATAAGTCTAGGATGGTTAAGGAGACGTACGGTGGTTCGGTTGAAGGTGTGAGCTGTCAAATGCCAACACCTGACAATCCCATGGGAAATGTCATGATCACCGATTTTAGTGACGCACCTAATAGATTAGAGGCGTGTTATTACCCCACCGTTAAACCGTTTGTGAACAGTTACACCAGTGACCGCATTCCATATGATGCCGGTCGTTCTCGTTCACCTATGCCTAAGTATCTTCGTAACGCCATGGAACGTCAATTTGTTTCAAACCCTGTGACCAAAATCCCAGGGGACCAGACGGCTTTTGCGGAATCTCTTTATGGGCGAAAAAATGCTCCCATGTGTAAAAGTGACACTCGCTTCTGTAATCCCAACGCTCGAGGTGTTCAACTCGAGGCATTTTCGGGTCTCGGCAGTCACGGTGATAAGCGTTCTGGCATGTTTGCTAGATAAATATTCTTATGTAATAATAAATGGCATATCAACTTCAACCTGGACTTTCCATTGTTCAAAATACGGGTGCCGTTCCTCCGGTAAAAGCAAACGACGAAATTTTTGTCTACCCCCAGCCCAGTGCTTTAAACTGTGGTGATTGCCGCCCCAACACTATGTTGTACGGTACCGCCCCTTATATGGCGGGTAAGGGTTCACCAGCGCAGTATATCGAAACGAGTGATCAACTTCGCCCTCAATCTACTTCACGATTTAACAAGCATATAATTCAGACGTACGAGCGTAACCTTTTTCCCCTCTCTAACATGGAGTGTAAGGTTCCCCTTCGTACTCAGAAATATGACCCATCTAGTACCCGCGCCGAACTCCAGAATGGACTGTTTGAGCGAAGGTATCTTAATAAAAATGTTAATAAGAAGTAAGAATGGCTGATCCTATATCGCTCATGGCTGTTGCTGGTCTTGTTTTTGCCGGTAGGAATTTGAGTACCAAGTCTGCACCACCCAAGGTCGACAACGTACCACCAACAATGAAAAATCCTGAAATAGTAGAATCTAATAACTTTGACGCCTCCCCCGAAGTTCCACACAAAATGGAAATGGAAAATTTTGGTGATATCAGCCCCCAACAACGTAGTGGTGGTCAAGAAATTCTGAACATGCGCAATCGAATGTATGATCATGGTCGTATGAATAATTTATCACCTATCGAGAAACAGCTCGTCGGTCCGGGTTTGGGGGTCGGCGCTCACGTACCCGCCGTTGGTGGTTTTCAACAGACCTTTCGTGTGAATCCGGTGAATGTTGGTGAATATCGGTTAACCACACTTCCAGGACGTACAGGTCCAGCAGCGGATGTTACAGGTGGTCGCTCTGCGAAGGTTGGTGAGCTTACACACAATAAACCAGAGACCACATCTTTCCTCCCATCAAGGAGACCCACCATGGCTGGTCGGGCACAGGGGATGTCGGGTGTTGTTCCTCGTAATGAACATGAAAAGACCAAGCGTACCACTAACCGTTCAGAGACTGGTCACCGCGCAGATGGTTTAGGATTCAATGGTGCGAAGCGATTCGTATCAGCGGGTGCGATGCCACAAGATCCCACTCGATTCAAGACTGACCGCACAGATGAACAATACACATACATGAATCATCCAGCACCAGGTATTCACAGTCATCATGGCGCGTACACCAATAGCGCCGCTGTAAAGGTGGCTTCTAAGAATAACGAAGAACTCATGAAGTATGGTTTCCGCCCAGAAGACCGACGAGGAAAGCCAAACCGGATGGGAAATGCGGGTCGCATGAATGTTCGTGAAACAGCTCTCAAACAGGGTGGTGCTCTTACTGCCGTTCGTTCGGATACTACGCGTATCGATGGACGTGTCAACGCGGCTAATGGTGGATGGACGCAACAGTATCAACAAAAGCCGTATCATCAATTTAATGCCTACAAGGGTAATGCGAATCCCAACACTAATAACCTCGACATAGCCAAGAGACAGCTCCAGAATAACCCCCTTTCTCATTCACTCTCTCATTAATTTTTTAGTTCATTAGACAAAAACATTCATTAAAATATTATACATATATTTTAATGAAGGTCCACACCCTTAACATAGATAGTGGTGAGAGAGATACCAATGTATATTCATACGCTAATAATTATACCGTTACTTTGGATAACCCTATTTATGATGTAAAAAATATCAAACTTGTATCTGCAAGAATTCCCACACCACAGTTGATTACATGTGTGACGAACAAGACATTTAGTGTGGATGGAAATGTTTTTTCATTAGATGAAACAAACTACAGCACAGGAACAGAACTAGCCAGTGACTTGGCTACTAAACTCGCACCACCAGATTCTAATATAAACTCGGTCGTGTTTGATACAGATACAAACGCGTTGACATTTTCTAATACACACGCGTCTGATAATGCATTCACACTTGAATTTTATGATGGTACGAACGGGTATTCGAGTAATTCTTCACAGTTTACAACACCCCACCAGGTTTTGGGTTTCAGTTCAGGGAACCATAGTTCGGTGACTGATAGTATCAAATCTGGGGCTATAAATATAAATGGACCAAATTCGTTGGTATTAAAATTGACGACGGGTTCTGATGAGTTTACACAATCTGTGTATACATCCACACCTTTCTATACTGGGCATATACTTCTAGACGGCTCCAATTTCATCAATTTTAACGGAGCTGACGATATGTTAGTGCATAATTTTCATAGTGGAAGTCAAAAAATGATACAAGATATCAAAGTAGAGTTTTTTTATATGAGTCATGGTCGACTCATTCCATATGATTTTAGAAATCAAGATCATATATTGAAATTTGAAATCACAGGTTCAACTGATAAATTAGAAAATTTACCAAAAGTTTCTATAGAAGAGCCCAAGAAGGTTGAAAAGAAAGAGCCAATAATAAGTATTCCTGAAGTTGTGAAGAATTCTTATACATGGAGAAAAGAGTATTTGTATATAGCACTAATTATTTTAGCTGGACTATTCCTGATGTTTTTAATGAAAAGCAAACCGTTTAGCGGGTTATCGCGTAGACGGGCTGTGCGGGCTTAGAAGCCTTACCAGTAATCCTGGAGATGACTAAGAAGACAACCACAGAGAGGAGGGAGGTAAGGACTGCGGTCATGGCGTACTGAGCACCACCATTCTTGGGGACCTTTACGATCTGGGTGATGGTCCAGCGAACAAAGTCCATCCACGACATGGCAGCGGCGAAAGAGAAACCACCGACAATCGAGTTGAGGGTCTGGGTCTGGAGTTCTTGGGTGACAAGGTTTACGGTCTGGAGAGC